GGGCAGGAGTTGATCCAATTTCGTGACGCGGAGTTGACCGCGCCAGGGACGTATACCCTGAGCCATTTCTGGCGCGGCCGACGGGGGACGGAATGGGCGGTGGGGACGCACGTGGCGGGGGAGCCGTTTGTGTGGATCGATCAGGCCGTGTACAGCGTGGAGATGCCGTTAGGCGAGCGCTACGTCACCAGACAGTGGAAAACGGTGACGTCGGGCCTGGATATCGTGGACGCGATACCAGAAGACTATGCCGCGCCCAGCCTGAATCTCCTGCCATGGGAGGCGACGAACTCTGCGCAGACCAGACAGGCCAATGACGATTGGCTGCTCGCGTGGCGGGGGCGGGCGCGGTTTACGGGGGCCTGGGTGGACGGCAGCGAGGCCACGCCGGACCCGGATTTTTTGACGTACCGGGTCACCATCTACAGTGATGGCACGCTGGCGACCATCGCGCGGCAGGTGGACGTGGCGGACACAGGGGCCTATCAGAGCGTGCAGACGTACACGTATACGGCGGCCCAGCAAACGGCGGACTTTGGCGCGGCGCAGACGGTGCTGTATGCCACGGTCTTCCAGGTGGGGCGGTACGGCGTGTCGCGGGCGGCGCTGGCGTAGGAGGGACCACACGTGAGTCTCAGATTCCTCGACAGCTTTGATCATTACGTGACGGCAGACCTCACCGAGAAGTGGACCACGAATAGTGCGGCGGCGATTAGTGCGGGCAGTGGACGGCGTGGAACGGCTGCCTTACTGATTGCCTCGAGCACTTATGTCGAAAAAACCCTCGATGCCCAGGCCACCTGGATTGTCGGCTGTTCGTATCGGTGCACGGGCTTGCCGGCGATCCTCCGCAGTCTCATCGCCGTGCTGGATGCGGGATCGATCCAGGCCCAACTCATGCTGGCGGCAGATGGCACGTTGCAAGTGACACGTGCGGGCAATGCGTTAACGGACGGGGCGTCGACCTTTGCGCTGGCCGTTGGCACGACGTATTACCTGGAATTCAAGGTCACTATCGCCAATAGTATTGCTGCCAATAGCTGCCAGGTACGGGTGGATGGCACGGTCGTGCTCACCGTCGCGGCTGGCCAGGATACGCAGGTGACGGCCAATGCGTCGGGCAATCAAATCCGTTGTGGTCCCGGCTCGTCCACCTCTGGTGCCTCCTGGTATTACGATGATCTGTACATCTGCGACGGGACTGGGGGCGTTAATGCCGATTTCTTAGGCGACTGCCGCGTCGATTGCCTCTTTCCCAACGGCGATGGCGCCAACAGCGCGTGGACGCCGTCGAGCGGTACGACGCATAGCACGCTGGTGGACGAGAGTGCGCCGAATGATGACACCGATTACCTCGCGAGCAGTACGGCCAGTGCGCGGGAGACGCATACCCTCGGCAACCTGGCCAGCATGACGCTCCCCCTGGTGCGTGGGGTGCAGCATAGCTTGAGTATGAAGAAAGACGATGCGGGGACCCGGCAGGCGAAAAGTTTGCTGAAAAGCGGGGCGACGACGCAGGTGGGCAGTACCACCCACACACTCAGTACCAGCTATGCGTTTTATACGCAGATGTATGACACTGATCCCAATACCGGCGCCGCCTGGACGACCAGTGCCATTGATGCGTTAGAGGCTGGGGTGGAGGCCGTCTGATGGCGGAACAACGTCTGACGCAACAGGTGCTCGAAGTGCTGACCACCACGACGCCAGCGGCCCGCCTGACGCAGCAGGTGGTGGAAGTTCTGACCACGGAAGGCGCGGGGCCACCGCCGGTGACCGAGCGGCCGGTGATTGCGGTGATCAGTTAGGAGACAGGCATGCCCACAACCAGCGTGCGCGGGATCACGTTGATGCTCCCAGGCAGCTACGGCAAGGAGCAAATTTCCAACGACGGGGTACAAAATCTCGCGCTGGGTATCTCTGGCGCCACCACCATCGCCCTCACCAGCACGGATGTGACCCTCACGGCCACACAAGCCCAATGCTTTGTCCTCATCTTCACGGGCACGCTGACCACCAACGTGCACGTGATTGTCCCCGCCGAGAGCCGTGTCTTCGTCGCGGATAACCGCACCAGTGGCGCCTTCACCGTGACCGTCAAAACCGCCAGCGGCGGCGGCGTGGCGGTGGACCAGAGCGCCCGCACGCTCATCTACTGTGACGGCGCCACGGTCTATCCGGTGGCGAGTGGCACCGGGGGCGGTGGCGGCAGTGGGGCGCCCACCGACGCAACGTACCTGGTGCAGAGCGCGCATGCCCTGCTCACCGGCGAGCGGGCGGTGCAGAATAGCAGCAGTGTGACCTGGGATTTTGCGACCGCGGGGCAGGCCAGTGCGGCGGTGCCTGCCAACGGGATCACGTTTGCCCAGATGCAGGACGTCGCCACCAGTCGTCTGCTGGGCCGTTACAGTGCTGGGAGTGGCGACCCGCAAGAAATCACCCTGGGCAGTGGCCTCAGTCTCGACGGCGCTGGCGTGCTCACCGCCACGCCGGCGGGCGCCCAACCGCTGGATGCCACCCTGACGGCGCTCGCCAGCCTCGGCACCGGGGCGAACCAGCTCCCCTACAGTACCGGAAGCGACGTGTTTGCCCAGACCCCGCTGACGGCGTTTGCCCGCACGGTCCTCGATGACGCCGATCAGGCCGCCATGCAGACCACGCTGGGCCTTGTCCCAGGGACCCACGTGCAGCCCTTTGACGCCACGCTGAGTGCGCTGGCGGGGGTGACGACCGGGGCCGACCGCGTGCCGTTTTTTACGGGCACGGACCTGGCAAGTACGACCGTGCTCACGCCGTTTGCCCGCAGTTTGCTCGATGATGCGGATGCTGCCGCGGCGCGGGCGACGCTGGGCGTCACGGGGGGAGGCGGGGGCGTCAGCACGTTCCTCGACCTCACCGATACGGACCCGACCACCTACAGTGGGCAGACGGGCAAAATGGTCATCGTGAACGCCGGGGAAACCGGCCTGGCGTTTGGTGATCCCGTGCCTGGTCCTCCGGGGCCAGAGGGACCGATGGGACCCAGTGGGCAATCGGCGGGCCGGATTTTTTACTATGCCCCCAGTGACGACTCGGATATTGCGGGCTACAAAACGATGCTGCCCTCCCCCAGTGGGGGTGCAGAGCAGGTCATCACCACGCCGGTCAGCGGCACGAGCGATGTCCTGGTGGCGGTGTTTGCCACCGATCCTGGCGTGCCCGGGGCGGTGGACTATCCCGCCGGGACCGCCTTCCGCCGTCTCTACGCCCACGTGGACGAGGGTGGGGCCTCGATCGCGCGCTTCCACCTCCAGGTCTATGTACGAACCGAGGCTGGCGTCGAAACGCTGGTGCGCGATGAGTACAGTGAGGAGTTTCAAAATACCACGGTCGCGCTCCAAGAGTGGATCGCCAGCGCGCCGGGCGGGGGCGCGCTGCTGGCCACGGACCGCATTGTCAACAAGCTGTACGTGGCACGCATCAGTGGCGGCGGCGGGGCGTTTAACGTGCTCACCTACTTTGAGGGCCCGGCGCATACCTCGCAGATCCAAACGACCATCTCCGCTGGCGCCCAGGGCCCCCAAGGGCCGCCTGGCCCAGGCGTGCCGATTGGCGGGACGGCGGGGCAGGTGCTCACGAAACAAAGCACGACCGACTATGACACCGCGTGGACCGCGCCGGCCGCGGGGGTGTCGTCCTTCCTGGCCTTGAGTGATACCGATCCGACGACCTATGTGGGCCAGGCGGGCAAAGGCGTGGTGGTGAACGTGGGCGAGACCGGCCTGGACTTCACCACCGCGCTCAGTGCCTCCTATGACCTGGGCGGCACCTGGGCCGGCACCCTCCCCGCCTCGCAGGTGCTCCTCCGCTACCCCTTTCCCCGCAGCGTCAGCTTCCCAGCGGGCCTGACCGGCTCGCAGGCCAGTGCGGCAGTAGCGGCCACGGCCAGTACGGTGATCGATATCCGCAAAAATGGCGCCAGTGTCGGGAGTATGACGTTTGCGGCAGCCGGGACCACGGCGACCTTCACCATGGCCAGTGCGCAGACGTTTGCGGCAGGGGATGTGCTGTCGCTGCACGCCCCTGCCACCCCGGATAGCACCCTGGCCACCGTGGGATGGAGTCTGGCTGGCACGCGGACGACCGCACCAGGGGAGATGGGGGCGACGACGTTTCTGGGGCTCCTGGATACGCCGGATGCCTATACGGGGCAGGCGGGGCAGGTGGTCCTCGTCAATCCTGGGGAAACCGGGCTGACGTTCGGGGCTGCGAGCGGCGGCCTGGATACGGAAGCGGTGCAGGATGTCGTTGGCGCCATGGCGACGGATTCCGCGACCATCGATTTCACCTATGACGACACCGCCAATACGCTGACAGCCAGCGTCAAGGATGCGTCGGTGACGGAGGCCAAGCTGAGCCTGAGCGATGTCACGACGGCGAATGTCACCACCACGCAGCACGGCCTCGTGCCCAAGGCGCCGAACGTAGCGACGCAGTACCTCGATGGCACCGGGGCCTGGAGCACGCCACCCACCGGGACCAGTTACACGGATGAGCAGGCGCAGGATGCCGTGGGCGCCATGCTCCTGGACAGCACGACCATCGATCTGACGTACACCGACGCCACGCCCGCCCTGACCGCCGACGTGAAAGATGCCAGCCTGACGGAAGCCAAGTTGACGCTCAGCGACGTGACGACCCACAACGCCTCGACGACGCAGCATGGGCTGCTGCCCAAACTCTCCGGCACGGCGACAGAATATCTGGATGGCAGCGGGGCCTGGAGTACGCCAGCGGGTGGGGGCGGCGGCACGCCAGGCGGCAGTCCCACGCAGGCGCAGTACAATGCTGGCGGGGCGTTTGCCGGCAGCGCCGGGCTGACGCTCGATGCCACGAGCGTGCTGCTGATGGATGCCGACGTGGTGACGATCGGGGGGCATGCCAGCACGGGCGTGTGCGACGTGCAGGGCTCGGTGGTGGCGTCAGACATTGCCAATGCCTATCTCGCCATGCGCATGTGGCCCCTGGCGCCGAGTGGCGCCACCTCGTCTGGGGGCCTGCGGATTGAGGCCACGGTCGGCGCGGCGACAGGCACCTCGTCGTTTAGCGGCGTGCAGGTGCTCGATCAGCCTGTGTCCACGGCGCTGGTGCGGGCCTATACGTCGTTTCTGAATAGTGGCACGAACCGCTATGCGTTTTACTCGTCAGGCACGGCGCAGAGCTATTTTGCGGGGCGCCTGGGCATCGGCTCGGGCCGCACGACTCCGGCGGAGGCGCTCGATGTCAACGGTGCGCTCATTCTGGGCGCGGCAGTGGGGACAGCCAACGGCACGCTACGGTGGACCGGCACGGATTTTGAGGGCCGCAAAGGGGGCGTGTGGACCTCGCTGACGCAAAACCTGACGCTGCCCCTCGCGGTGGCCAGTGGCGGCACTGGGGCCACGGACGCGGCGACGGCGCGGACCAATCTCGGGCTGGGCACCATGGCGACGCAGGCGGCCAGTGCGGTGGCCATTAGCGATGGCCGTATCGCCCTGGGCGGGCACAGCAGTACGGGCGTGCTCGACGTGCAGGGGTCGGTGGAGGCGAGTGATTTGGCGAATCAGTATTTTGCGGCGCGTTTCTGGCCCGTAGCCCCCAGTGGCGCCACCTACAGCCAGGGCCTCCAGATTGAACCGGCCACGGGAGCCGCAGCAGCCACGGCAACCCACATCGGCCTCTCCCTGAGCGATCAGCCCGCGACCTCTGCGAGTGTCTTTGGTCTCTACAGCGCGATCACGGCGGGCACGAATCGATTTAACGTCTATGCGGGGGGAAGCGCCGGGAACTATTTTGCTGGCCAGGTCGGGATTGGCGCCACGCCCGTGGCGAATCGCCTCCATATCAGCTTTACGCCAGGCGTGCATGCCGCGATTTCGACGCAGCAAACCGCCGATAGCGGCGGACCATTGGTCATGTATATCACGAACGCCGCAGGGACGGGAATAGGCTCGATTAGCACCACGGCGACGGCCACAAGTTTTAACACGTCAAGCGACAGACGATTAAAGAGAAACGTGCATCCCCTCACCAACGCCATCGCCACGCTGCGCCAGCTCCGGCCGGTGTCGTTCTTTTGGCAAGTGAACGATGACTACGGCGAGGGATTCGTAGCCGATGAGCTCCAGCAGGCCGTGCCGTTTGCCGTCACAGGTCAGCCAGATGCGCTGAATCCTGACGGCTCGATCAGTCCGCAGGGTGTTGACATGAGTAAGATTGTGCCGATGTTGACGCAAGCAGTGAAAGAATTGCTGGCACGGGTCGAACAACTCGAAACAGCATTAGGAGGCTAGCTATGCCGATTACCGCTCTTGAAAAGGACACATTGGCCCGCTCTTTCGCAGTGTCCAAGACGCTCCTCAACGACTTGCAGCCCAAGCTCCAGGGCTTGAACGAAATCTTCAACAGCGAAGGCGGCGTCAAAACGACATTGGAGCAGGCCGATTTGGACGAGCTGGCCGAGTTGTCGGGGTTGACGGTGGAGCAGGTCAGCGCGGGACTCAACGCGCTGACCGTGGTGATTCTCCCGGCGATCAGTAGTAATTACCCGTTTATCGCCCAGCTCGCGGCGCGTTTCCTATGACCGCCGCCACCCTCCTCACCGACCGTCAACAGACGCTCGATGCCGTCCTCCTGCGCCTGCGGGCTCTCGAGCAGGAGCGTCAGCAGCTCGTCATGAACCAGCTGCGCCTGGAAGGGGCCGTCGACGCCCTGAGGCTGGTCCTCGAGGCGTCCCAGGAGCCGGACGGGGCTGGGGAGCCGGACGAGGCCGCACGCCTCTCTACGGCCCTCGTGGAGCGTGCAGACACGTGGCAGGCCCGCCCTGGCCCCATGCCGTGGGAGGTCGAGACGCCGTGACGCGCTGGACGCTCGCCGCGTGGGTGGGGGGCGTCTGTGTGTGTGCGGGCTGTACGGGGCAGGGGCTGGCGCGTCTGGAGCAGGATATCGCGGCCCTGAGAGAGCGCGTCCAGGCCCGCGAAGAGGTCAGAATCAACGTGGCCGGGCCGCAACCGGTGACGCACGTGGGCTCGGTGCAGGCGGGGACGGAACCGCATGTCAGTGTGGGCTGTCCGCCGACGGTGGTGGAGCGGGTCGTGGAGCGGCGCGAGCGCCCGCGGCTGAAGGCGAAGCGGGGGCAGGGGCGGCGCTAGGGGGGTGCGGGCTCGTCGAGGGTGTCGACCCCGAGGGCGGCCTGCCAGCGGGCGAGATGGCGCCGTTGCACGTCGGTGAGCAGGCCACGGGTCGGGGCCGGTCGGGCGCCCTGGTCGCGCCACGGGTCGCCCCTGGCAATGTGATCGGCATAGCAGGCGGGACACCAGGCCTGGTCGTGCCAGTCCCAGCCACGGGTTGGTTGGCTGCAGATGCAACAGCGCGTCATGGCCTGTCCTCCCAGGGGTCGAGATCCGCTTCCACCACCCAGCGCACCCCGGCGGCCTCCACCGCCCCTACCCCGTACTCGGCATAGGGTGGCATCATGTGGCGCTCCACCCAGCGCCGTAGATAGACGGTCAAGGGGCTGGGGGCTCCCGTGAAGCGCAGCGTATCGCCAATGCCGTACCGAAACAGCGCCATGGTCGTGTGGCGCCCATCGCTATCGGCGTCGAGCACGGCCTGCGCGGCGGCCTCCCAGGCGGCCTGGCAATACGGCGGCAGGAAGGCCCAGAGCGACATCGCGTGGTGCTGCTGCATACCCTGTGCGTACACCGCATACGCCACCTGGCCGGGGGATAGTTCAGGCATAGTCGCCGCTCCTGTATTTACACTGTTGGCATGTCACGTCGTCGTGATAGGCGCTCCAGCGATGGCCCTCTGGCCAGTCCCCCGGGGCCTTTCGTGTAAACCCACACAGGGGTACGCCGGCACAGAGGCGATGCACCACGCCCACGCTCTGCGCCGCCAGCACGGCCGCGGCGGCGGCCTCCCAGCAGGCGTGGACGGTGTCTGGCAGGTCAGACCACGCCAGGATCGGCTGGATGATCGGACGCAGCGCAGCCTGAAAGGCCACAAAAGCCACCTGGCCAGGGGTGGCGTCAGGCATGGGTGCCTCCTGCGTAGGGGCCATGGGCTCTCGTGCACACAGGCACACCTGCCATCGCCATGCCACACCAGCAGCAGTGCACAAGGGCTGGTTCCGTGCCGCTCCAGGCCCCGACATACGGATGCCAACAATGCAGGCAGGCACCCGATGCGGCAGCCGTGCCCTCGACAATGGTGACGAAACGCCCATCAGCGGTGCTATACTGGATCATGGTGTGTCCTCCTCATCGTCCGCGGTGGATGGCACGCAGGCGGCGCAGACGCGCCAGCCCTGGCCGTAGAAGGGCTCGCCGGGGGCGGGCACGCAGAAGAAGCCCGCGGCCACGGGCACCGCGCGGGCGCACTGGTCACACTGATAGGTCGGGGTCTCGGGCATGGTCTTCCTCCCTTTCCTGTGCTATCCTACACCCCCTCGCCTGTCGCGGGGGACTCACCTCGTGCGCCCTGGCGGTGGGCATGAGCCGTCAGGGCTGCGCGGCCTGCTCCTCCAGTACCCAGCCACAACAGGGCAGTACCAGCGGCAGCGTCACCACCGGATGCCACGCACCGCAGTGCGCCACCAGGTTCCGCGGCTCGTCCGGCAGGATGCCCCCAATGGGCATCTCGTCGAGGGTCCGCTGTAAGTGCGTCACCAGGCGTGGTCGACGGTGCTTCCTGTGATACACCAGCAGGTTCTTCAGCCGTTGGCGCTCCACCTCGCGGCTCATGGCGTGCGCCCTCCTGCCCGCCGTCCCCGCAGCCCCGGCAGGCCGTAGGCGAGGAAGCGATGGAGCCACTTGTAGACATGGCGCCGACTCATGCCGACGGTCCGGGCAATCTGCGTGATGGACATGCCGGTCTCGAGCAGGAGCAGGATGCGCCCGCGCCGCACATGGCCCACCGCCATCGTCGAGACGCGCTGCCAGTGCTGCAGCGTCTGGCGCTCGGCGGGCGTGAGCACGACGTGCAGGGCGGTGCGGCGGCCCTTGCTCACGGCGCCTCCTCCTCGGTGATGCCCTCGGCGACGACCTGGTCGATCACCCGGTCCAGGCGCTCCCGGAGGGCCTCCAGCGCCAGCTTGTGCGGCGAAAACCGCAGCCGCTCGCACTCCGCCACCAGGTCGGTCGTGACGGCGGCAAGCGCCTCAAACAGCGCCAGGGGCGTCATGGGTCCTCCTGCTCGGAGGGCGGGATCGGGTCATGCAGACGGTCGTCCTGAAAGACGTTCGCCATCAGGGTGTGCAACTCTTCGAGCGCGATGGGATCATCACGGATGTCTCGGAGTCCGGGCGTCAGCGCCACGTCGTGCAGGCGCTGCTCGCGCCGATACTCCCGCGCATACTCGATCAGGGTGGCCGGGAGGGGGACCTTATGAAACGTCTCACGGCGCATGGCGTGCCAGCAGGCCTGGCACCATTCGTCAATCGTCACCTCATCGCGCAGCACCTCCCAATACAGTCGCTGGCGCAGTTCCGACAGTTCCTCGTCAAACAGCACAGCCATCTTAACTAAGCCGTCGAGGAACGCGCGGAGATCGCGCTTCTGCATCATCGTCATGGTCCTCCAACAGGCGTTTGGTGGCCTCGAACGTACGGAACTCCCTGGCACTGCCAGCGGCCAGCGCAGGGGGCAGATCAACCAGTTCATCTTCAAAGCGCCCTTGATTGAGCCAGGTCAGGGTCATGGGGATAAAATGGGGCTCCCGTCCCTGCCAGGTGGTTATGCTGAGTCTGGTGATCTTGGCACAGATTTCCTCGGTGCGGTCTTCCAGGCCGGCCTTATCCCAGAGTTTCAGACAGGCAGGCTTGGACGCACGCCGCGCATGGGGATACACGTCCCAGAACGTCAGGAAGCCAGGGGGGTAGCGGATGGGTGGCCTGGTGGCACGTCTGGTCACCCCGGGCTCGTCCGTGACGGACGAGAGATCCGGATCTTGAATCTCTGTAGTAGTCTCTGTTTGTAATCTCTGGGAGTGAGGGCAATCTGCATCGTCGATGGGGCAATCTGCATCGTCGATGGGGGCAATCTGCATCGTCGTCGGGGCATCTTGCCCTGTCGATGGGGCAATCTGCATCGTCGTCGGGGCATCTTGCCCTGTCGAGGAGCCGCAGACAGCATTCAGGTGCGCGTAATTGATGGTGTACCACTTCGTCTTGTCAATCGGATTCCTGTTAAAACGGGTCGTTGTCGTGATGACCTCTTGTGATTCGAGGTGATGCATGGCGCGTTTGATGGTATCAGCGCTCCAAAACGGAAACTGACTGCGCCACTGCTCGTAGGTATTGTAGATCCATGGCCTGTCATCCAGGACGTGTTCACTGCGCTTCAACCAGTAGTGTAACTGTTGCAGGATGATGGCTTCATTGAGACCGACAGCGACCGCTAAGGATGGTAAGACCTGCAGTGGCTCCTCATTGAGGAGTAAGGCGCTCTGTTCCGTCGGTCTGCGTCTGGCCATCGGTGCTCCCCCTGGTCTGCACTGGCGTGTCAACCACGCCCTCCCTTTTTTCTACCCCCACTCTGCCCCCGGCATCCTGCCCGGGGCATGCCGCCCTCATCCGCCTGTCTCGCGCCCGGCGCTGGGCGTCGGCACGGCGCAGCCGTGGGCCTGCTGGCGCCAGGCCAGCATGCGGCTCCGGATGGCGGCGTTGCGCAGGCGCATCAGTTCGGCGCGCCGTCTGGCCGCATCGGCGATATGGCGCACGCTCTGGTCGCTGCGTCGCTCCGGCGGGGCGAGCGGCACGAGCTGCGCGAACCAGTAAAACGTTTTGGCGATCACATGCCCGGAGGGCTGATAGTCGCGCACCAGCAGGCCGTGCCGTTCGATGGCACGCAGGCAGTAACGCACGCAGCGTTCCTTGCGGTCCGCCAGGGCGCCGATCTGCGCCAGGGTGGCCTCGGCCACGTCGGTCTCCTCACTGGCCAACTCGGCAATGGCCAGCGCCACGAGGGCTTCGCTTTCCGTCAGGAGTGGGGCAATGGTCTGCACATACGCGATAGCCCGCTGGCTCATACGCCTCCTTGCTGTGTGTGTTGATCATCCCCCGCCCCCTGCACGCGCGGCCGCAGCAGTAGGTTACTCCAGTGCATCGTCGTCCCTCGCATCGCACCACAACAGCACGTACAGGGCCGTCAGGCACACGCCGAGCACGACGCCGCCCGCGATCAGGAGCAGGTCAGTGAGCATCGTCTGGCTCCTCGATGCCGAACAGCCGACAGAGCGTCTCCGCTTCGAACACCACCTCACCGGTCGCGAGCTTGTAGGCCGGGACAGGGCCCACCCCTGGGATGTCCAGGATGCCCTCGTGGGTGGGGGTCGCCTCGCCGCTGGCCGCCTCGCGTACCGTGTCGATCAGCGGCGGCCTCGCCAACCGTCGCCAGCGGATCTGGCGCGTCGCGTGCTGCAGCCAGTGCTGGAACGCCAGCAGGTCCTCGTCCATCACGCCTCCCTCTAGTGCGGCGCCCGCGACCCCCGCCGGCGGCGCGGCGGCAGCGCGAGCAGCGCGGCGCGCGGGGTGGGGGGATGGCCGTTGCTCTCATGGGGCGACAGTGCCGGAAAGAAATCCCCGACCTGGACGCCTAACGCCTGGGCAATCGGCTGCAGCTTCGAACTGGGAGGATCGATCCGTCCAATCTCGTAATCGCTGAGGAGTTGAAAGGGAATGCCACAGCGTGCGCTCAGCTGTTTGAGCGTCCACCCCCGTTGTTTGCGCCAGTAGCGTATCCGCAAGGTCATGCCACCCCTCCCCTGTCTCTTTTATCATGAGAATACGACTCCAATATTCTTATGTCAACCGAAGTATGCCAGGCAGGGCAGGTACACCGCAGATCTTCCTCTTGCGGATGGCTGGGTGACAAGTTAGACTTAATTCTGGCTACGCAAGAATTTTTGAGGTAGGAGAACCACGAAGGTGGGTGAGGAGCCGGAGACCAATCGAGCCGTGCATGCGAGTGCCGCGCGGGCTGGGGCTATCTTGCGTGTCGAACGCAAAACGCAGCGTCTCACCTTGCGAGACGTGGCGGGCCGCGTCGGTCTCTCTTTTCAAGAACTCTCAGCGATTGAGCGTGGGAAGGTCAATACGCCCACAGAAACCCTCAACCGCATTGCGGTAGCACTCGGGCTGGCGGTTGAGGTTGTGCAGAGCAACGTGGCTGCGCAGACCGTCACCCCGCACATCTGTGCGACGATTCGAGACACCGAGCAGAAAGTCAGCGAAGCCCTCCATCTGGTGCAAACCCTGGCCAAAGCCTTATGCCCATCCGCATGAATCAGTCGATTCACTTGACAGCTCCTAGTGCCATGTCAGCAGGTGTGCTTTGCACTGTCGTTTTCTCGGCGCTGCAGCACATAGCCTCCTAGTCTCATGTCACGGTATGTCTGCGGTAGTGCCACTGACCCGGCGCGGCTGGAGCCTAATCTGGCGCAGCGCCTGGATCTATACCCACGAACACGCGACAGACAGGTGGTCATACTGGTACAGAAATAGACATAAGCGTATGAGTGGTGTTGGCGGGATGCCTGGTGGCGTAGCGCTAAGGTGTGCTACGCCACGGATGCGGTCTGGCGTGACGCGCCGCCCCGAATTTCCGACAGGCCGAGTAAGTAATCGCTGCTGACTCCCAGGGTCTTGGCGAGCTTGATAATCACCGGATAGCTAATCTTTGTGCTCCCCCGTTCCAGGCGATGAATTGTCACATAATTCACGCCAGAGCGTTCCCCGAGTTCCTGGAGCGTCCAATCATGGCCAGCACGCAATTCGCGCAATCTCTCTGGTAAGTTCATCGCAACCTCCCTTTGCTCAATTGTTGCACAAGATAATTCTTTTTACAACCGAAGATAGCATTTCTGTCTTGTATCTATTTTTTCGTTTGTGTAAAATTAGAGATAGAACAAAGGCGCGTCGCCACCTGCAACAGTTTCGACGCGCCTTGCCAATCACCAACCGTAGCTGGAGATTTTCACAATGGTAGCAGTAAACGAGTTCTCATGGGAAGAAATTTCCGCGCCCGACTTCGGGAGCACCGACCGTCAGGCATTCCGTCAGGCCGTGGCTGCCGTCGCCGCCAGTGCCAAAGAGAAGCTCCCCGAGTCGAATGGGCGCGTCGAGAAAGCGGTCGCACTGGTCTTAGCTGGCGATGTGGTCTTAGGCGAGCAGCACACGGCGCTGGTCTACAGCCAGGCCGACGCGGACACGTCCTACGCCGTGCGTCCGGGCTTCTGCTCCTGCAAAGACTTCGACCAGGCGCCTGGGCAGTTGTGCAAACACCGGATTGCCGCCGCGATGCTCCGGCGAGCCCTGGACACGACCCAGCCGCAACCGCCAGCCCGGCAGCCCTTGCCGGAAGCGCCGGCCTCGGTCAACTGCCACGTGACCATCGGTGGACGCGATGTGCAGGTGACGTTACGCGACAGCGACGAAACCCGCTTGCTGCAGCGACTTGAGGCCGTGCTGGCGCTGTACCCTGTCACACAGGCTGCACCGGCGCCGCCCGTCCAGCCGAGCGCACCGGCGGCGCAACCGACGCCAGAGGGATGGTGTATCGTGCACGGCGTGCAAATGATGAAACAGACGAACCAGCGGGGGAGCTGGTGGAGCCACAAAGCAGCAGACGGAGCGTGGTGTAAGGGCAAGTAACCTCACAGCGGGGAGCCCAGCGCTCCCCCTCCCTCTGGGAGAGGGTTGCCATGAGCACGAAAATCATGCTAGAGGTCGCCAGGCACAGCACGGCGAAAGGCAATGCCAAGCTGGTCTTGCTGCTGCTGGCCTCGTACGCCCACCCGGACGGCACCCACGCGGAGATGTCCCTCTCTACCATCGCCAGGGAAGCCGGGATTTCTCGCCGACAGGTGAACACTATCGTCCATTTTCTTGCCGAAACCGGGCATGTGACGCTTGCATCCTCGGCTGGCAGCCACGGCACGAACCGCTACGCCATCGTGCGACCATGGCTCAAGCAGGGCAATCACTTCCCTAGTGCAACCACTTCCCCTGGGGCAATTACTGCCCTACTAGTGCAACCACTTCCCACGATTGATAAAGAGAATAAAAATCTTAAAAAACAATCGTGTGCAATGGCTGCACTAGGGCAATCACTTCCCCAGGCACTAGGGCAATCACTTCCCCAGGCACTAGGGCAATCACTTCCCCAGCAGACTGAAGCCAAACCAGGCAAGCCGCGAAGTATCGAGGTCACGGAAAAAGCTGCACACCTGGTCAGTACCTGGGTCAGCCCAGCCTTCTCCGAGGTCCTCCAGGGGAAAGATCCTGCTCCCATTCCTGAGCCAGTCAGTACGCCTGTCGTTGCTGCGGAGGTGCCACCGCCTTCCAGACGTCCACGATCTGTCTCGTTCGACGAACGCAGATTCTTTCTGGGAGAGCCCTGTCAGGACAATCCGACCCATCGCTATGGCGACACGGGCGACACGGTCAGGTCACTGAAAACACAACGGTGTGAGAACTGTAGACTCGCCGCCAAGAAAGCCGCCAGCCAGCCCCCGCCCTAGGGCCACCCACCGCCAGCGTCAGGGGGGCGAGGGGCGTGTCCGTGTTTCCCTGACACGCCGGCGCGTGGGGCGCCGCGGGGGCGCCCGGGGGGGTGGTTAATTGCGTCGCCACCAGTGGCACGGCCGGTGCAGCACCCAGGCGGGGCGCGGCGGGGCATACACGTGCACGGTATAGGTCGCCGGGCCGGGGCGGTCCTCCCGGTAGACCCCCACCCGCTGGCGGCAGTCCTGCCCGGTGGCGTGGCTCAACTCCTGCTGGATACGGGCGGCCAGGGCATGGGCAGCGTCGTGGTCCATCGTCGTCTCCTCTCTGGGGGGGTTAGCGCTCGGGATCGGGCAGGGGTGGTGCCACGGCGGCCTCGCGTGACCCGAGCCAGTAGACCGTGGTGTCCGGGTGCTGCGTGACGTGGTAGGCCGGGGTAGGGCCAGACCCCTCACAGACAAAACTGATCGCCTCCTGCCGGGCGGCCGCGGCCGTGTCGCACGTCCACACGGCGGTGCTGCTGCCGTCGGCGGTGTCGGTATCGGTCAACGTGATCGTGTAGTGGTCCATGGTCGTCTCCTCTCTGGGGGGCGCCGCGCGGGCGCCCCGGGGGGATGGTTAGCGCCGCGCCACGTCGTCGTTGTGGCGCTTGATGAGGGCCTGCACGTCATCCGGGTCGGGGTTGCCGTCCGTGCTGGCGGCAAGGTCGTCCAGGAGGCCAGCCAGCTCCGCGTTGAGCGCGTCGAGTTCGGCCTGCGTGTAGCCGTCGGTATTGTCGAATCGGTAGTGATCCATCCTCGTCTCCTCCTACCACTGCTCACACAGCGTTTCGAGTGCTTCCGGGCTGGTCTCCTCCCAGCCGCGCTGGCTGCCGCGTCCGTCCGCGAAGACCAGCGGCTCGTAGCCCACGGCGAACTGCGTGCCGTTCGTGCGAATCAACTGCGCCTCATCAACCTCCCAGGCAGCGAGGGCCTGCCAGGGACAGTCGGTGAGGGAGACCGGGCCGAGCGGGTTGCCGTAGCGCACCTCTTTGACACGCACGACACGGTAGACCACCTCGAAGGTGGCGTCGCACTGCAGGCAGCAGCAGTCCAGCACATGGAACTCCCAGAGTTCGGCGGGGTGCTCATCGATGTAGGTCCGTGTCGAATCGCAGACCGGACAGTGAGGGCGAAAGTCATCGAATGGCATGGGACATGGCCTTTCATGTATGGACAGGGGGAGCTCGTCTCCCCCGTGTATGTGTATGTGATCTGTGTGTGTTATTTCTCGGGATAGCGTGACGTACAGTAGGACCCATCGGCAACAAAGATAGCCCGACGATTGCTGTCAAAGGTCACTTCGCCTTTGCCGTGGATAACCCCTCGGTGGCATGTCGGGCACACGGTCACAAGATTGTTCTCATCATGATTTTCGGGATTCTCATCAATATGATGGACGCTCATATGGTTGCGCCGTTGTCCACAGACCTGACAAAGATAGTTGTCACGTGCAAGGATAAGCGGCCGTTTCTGATGAAATTCGCGTGAGTAGGTGAAAGGACTGATACCCCCTTTCCACATTGGATGCGCCGGGCCACGTTGCGCTGCACTACGCCATGTATTGAGACATGCAGGAGAACAAAAGGTATGATCACTAAAGGTCAATCGACTTGGTGTCACATGCATGGATTGTTCACAGATAAAGCACGTACACAATACACGCTTTTTGTCAGCATATTTGCACGTTTTTGAACAGTATTTGCGCCCTGCCTTTGCTTGATAGGGAAAACAGAGAAACTCTTTCTGGCAATACTGGCACACAAGAGGCACACGTTGCAGCGGCGTACCACTTGGCTTGCGAGGTTTGTGATCTGGCGCCCATCCCTGGCGATAGATCCCATAACACACTTGCGAACAGAAACGGCCACGGCCATTCTTGCCGTAGCTCGGCTTGATCGTAAAGTCCTTGGCACATATTTCACACGTGGCCGTCATGCTGTTGGATACCTTTCTCGACAGTAGCTCCCATCAAAATTTTTCTTGGTACAATACCAAGTCCCAGGCGCCTTCGTGCTCGCCTTCATCGGGCCGTGATACAAACATTTGGGTGGCTCGCCTGACGCGGGTGGTCCCTGGGTCTGCGCTGCCTGCGCTGGCGCGGCTTTCGCCTCCCGCGTCCCCCCGCACACCGCCGCCGGATAGCGCGCCAGCAGCGCGGCGAGGCGCACCAGCAGGCGCTCTTCGTCAACGTCCCTCAGTGTCACCTGCACCTCGTGCCCGTCGATCATGACCCGCACGTTGACGCTCGCGGGCGCTTCGGGCAACGCGGCGGGCGCCGGACCCTCTCCCAACGGGAGAGGGCGGGGGGACGCGGCGAGCAGCTCGCTGGCGCGGCGGTAGAGACCAAAGGCTAATCGATGTTTGCAGAGACCTTGTGGGGCTTTCGGCGCGTCCATACAGGTGCAGTGGCCGTTCACCGGATACCAGCGCTCGCCATCGGACGACAGGACCTGCGCATGGCGGCCGTCGTCCGTGGGGAAGACGTGGCGGTGCAGGACCAGGGCATGCGCCCGTTCCATATGACCGTGCAGCTCTTGCGGCAACCGCGCCATTGCAAGGTCAAACGTCCTCTTTACAGCCTGTGTAAAGGTGTAAATCGGCTCTTCGCCGATGGGCAGGTCCATTACCGCAACTCCTCGAGCGCCACGAGCACCAGGCCGTGCATCTCCGAGCCCTCCAGAATGCCATAGTCCGCCAGCGTCCACGACCGGCCTTCATCCTGCTTGAGTGTAATGCTTTCGGCGATAAACCGCGCTTTGCGTTCGGGCGTGAGGCGCTGCGAGCGGTGGTAGGCGGCACGGTGCAGGCGCTTGACGCGCTTGTAATAATTCGGGGCGTGTCCGATACTTTGCATTGTTCGTCTCCGTCTTAAGGGGTGATGAACCGGGAGGGCGCTGCGATACTTTTCCAGGGTGACGCAGCGCCTTCCGTCGTTTACTGCCCGTTGTGTGTGTCGCCTTCCTGGCGCTGCAACAGTTGCACCACCAGCTCGTTGAGCGCGATCACACGCGCCATCATGTCTTCCAGGGACTGCATGCGCGCCTCATGCGTCAGCAGCACGGCTTCCAGGCGCTGGATGCGGTCTTCATGATTATCCAGGGTCGGCATCGTGGCACTCCTCTCGGGGTTGCGTTGCCGAGTACGTCTCAGCATCTCTTAATAGTATACATATCCCGTCATGAATATGCAAAGCAGATTTGACGAAAAATGACGGGGTATGTAGAATATTTATGAGAGGAGGAACTATGGCGGAGATGTCACCTGAGAAACGCGCCTTGCTTGAGAAGTTTGGCGAGCGGGTGAAAGCCAGCAGGCTTGAACGGCTGAAGTTGACCCAGCAAGAGCTTGCTGATTTGATGCATGCGCCGCGTACCTGGGTCAGTGACCTCGAAAATGCCGGGCAGCGTGGGATCGCTGCAGAGACGGTCGTGCGCTTTGCGAAAGCGCTGGGCGTCTCGACCGATTACCTGCTGGGTCTGACCGATGATCCGACCCCTCCGGCACGGAAACGTCGTCGCCGCACAGACGACGCGAGCGAGCGGTGGCCCACCGCCCTGGCCGTGCTTGGCGGCTAACCAGGGCGGCAGTTCCCTCTGGCCAGCAGGAGCCAGAGACCCGGCAGAGTATAGCAGACGAAAGGACGACGATGGGCCGTGATGATTTCGACAGACGGTGGCTTTGCTTCAACCGTATGGCCGCTGACACGATGTGACCTGCATGGCTGAGACGCAACCGACGCAGGCGGAGGCAGACGACCTCATCATGATGGCCAAATACAGACTCAATGAGCAGGTATGGAATTATCCTGGCCTAGGAGGCCGATGCAGTATTCCCCTCATCTCCTCGGATCGACGTGAGGCGTTTGTCCTCAATCTGGGCCGCAGTCGCATCGATCTCCGGAAAGGGAGCTACCACATGCGTGCACGGCAGATCGTCATGTTGGTACGCTTATGCTTTGGGGCTGCTCCCCATACGAATCCAGACGGGACGCGGCTGCCAGGGACGCACCTCCATCTCTACCGAGAAGGATATGAGGATAAGTGGGCGGTGCTGGTCCCCACGGACGATTTCCCAAACGTGACCGATCTTCGGCAGACACTCAACGATTTCATTCTCTATTGTCATATTGTCGAACCACCAACTATCCAACACGAGCTGTTCACATGATCAACACAATGCAGCAGCTCCTTGATGACTACTATCGCTGGCTGCGCAGTCAGAGTGACTTGCGCGAGGTGGGCGAGTGGATCGAGATCACTACCCCCTACCTGGACCGGCATAACGACCATCTGCAAATCTATGCCCAGCGTCGTGACGAAGGGTATGTGTTGACTGATGGAGGCTATATCCTGGACGATCTTGCCCACTCAGGGTGTTCCATGGACACCGAACGTCGACAGGCTCTCCTCACAACGACGCTCAACGGCTTTCATGTCCATCAGCGTGACAATGCCTTGGAGACCATGGCGACATATGAAGATTTTGCCATCCGGAAACATAGTCTCATTCAAGCGATGCTTGCGGTCAATGATATGTTCTATCTCGCCGTCCCCATGATCGCGCGTCTCTTCTATGATGATGTGATGGACTGGCTGGATCTCTGTGAGATTCGCTATACGACACGTCTGAAGATCACTGGCAAAAGTGGCTTCGACTCCGTCTTTGATTTTGTCATTCCCAAATCCCGTGAGTATCCGGAACGCATTGTGCATCTCATCAACCGTCCCTCCCCCGAGACCGTCAAAAATGTCGTCTTTGCGTGGGTTGATACGAAAGATATCCGACTGATCGAGGCACGCGCCTATGCGATGCTCAACGATACGGAACAGCCCATCCCTCCCAGCACCATCGATGCCTTGCAACACTACGACGTGCGTCCCGTGCGCTGGAGCCATCGCGAAGAGATCCGCGACGAACTTGCGGCATGAGCAACGTCACACATACTCGCCTCCCTTGACAACGCCCACCCCGCGTGACACGGCGCGCGGCGCGGTGCGGGGTACACGGTATCTCGCCACGCCAGCTCCCACCGAGGCCAGGAGGGTGCCGCGACGGCCTCGGCGCAAACCTGCTTGACACCCGCAGGAGCTTTTTATACCCTTCCCACTTAAGGCGTAGTGCGTCATGAGCCCTCGTACTACGCCTGGATACCGTACCAGCCTCATGCCGTACTGCGCTCGCACTCTCCAGGGAGCACGTATGGCAAAGCCTGCACCGACCGCGCTTTTTCCTACAATTTCCTACAGTAAAAAACGTGCGCTACTCTTAGCCTATGCTGAGACGGGACGGTTACGGGAGGCGTGTCGGGCTACCAGCGTTGATACGCATTTGCACTACTACTGGAAGCGCACCGATCCCGCCTATGCGGCTGCCTGTGAGGAAGCCCAGGCCATCGCTGGCGAACGCCTGGAAGAAGAAGCCATCCGCCGTGCCCAGGGTTGGGAAGAAACCCACTATGCCCTCGATGGCACCCCCTATCAGGTGACCAAACACAGCGATACGCTCCTCATCTTCCTCCTGAAAGGCGCCATGCCCCAGAAGTACGGCGACCGCATGAAAGTCGCCCATACCGGCGCCAACGACCAGGACGTGGTTTTTAAGGTGGTCTATGCCAACGAGCGTCCAGGCACCTCGCCAGATCGAAGTGCCTATCCCCCTCAAATTGCCGCACCCCCAGCAACGCCGTTTCTTAACCAGCCCGGCGAAGCGTAAGGTCATTCGGGCCGGGAGGCGTGGGGGGAAAACAACGGGATTGGCTATTCTCGCGGTGCAGGCCTTCCTCCAGGGCCAGCGCATCCTCTATGCGGTGCCGACGCAGGAGCAGGTGCAACGCTTCTGGCATGAAGTGACGCTGGCACTCGCTGCCCCCATCGCCATGGGCTTTCTGATGCAAAACGAGACGCTCCACACCATCGAACGTCCCCGGACCGAGCAACGCCTGCGCGCGAAAACCGCCTGGAGTCCCGATACGTTGCGTGGCGATTATGCCTCGCTCCTCATCCTTGACGAATACCAGCTTATGAATGAGGACGCCTGGGGCGTGGTTGGTGCCCCTATGCTGCTCGATACCAACGGCGATGCGGTCTTTTGCTATACGCCGCCGTCCTTTCGGACCGCCTCGATCACCAAAGCCCATGACCCCCGCCATGCCTCGAAACTCTTTGCCCGGGCACAGCAGGACACGACCGGCCGCTGGGCCACGTTTCACTTTACCAGCCAGGAGAATCCGTATCTCTCCGCCCAGGCCCTGGACGAGATCACCAGGGATATGACCTATGTGGCGTACCGTCAAGAGATTTTGGCGGAGGAAAATGACGATGCCCCAGGCGCGTTATGGACCCGTGCCGGCCTGGAAGCCACCAGAGTGACGCAGGCGCCTGCCATGAAGCGGCTTGTCGTGGGGCTCGATCCTGGCAGCAGCGCGGGGATTGTGGTCGCTGGCCTGGGGACGGATGGTCACGGCTATGTGCTGGAGGATCTGAGTCTAGACAGTTCACCGCTGGGCTGGGCGAGGCAGTGCATCGCGGCGTATCATAAATGGCAGGCCGCCGCGATCATTGCGGAGCGCAACCACGGGGGGGAGATGGTGCCGACGACGTTGGCGACCGTGGACGACCAGGCGGCCGTGCAGACCGTCTGGGCGAGCCAGGGCAAATATGCGCGGGCGGACCCGATTGCGGCCCGCTACGAAAAGGGCCAGGTGCATCACGTCGGCACGTTTGGCGCGCTGGAGGATGAATTGTGCTCGTGGGTGCCGGGGGGGAGTCTGCCGAGTCCCAACCGTTTAGACGCGTGTATATGGGCGCTGACCGCGCTCTTGCTCGGACCGCAGGAGACGCCCCTGGTCGGTGTCGGTGGGGACACGCAGCAGAGTCATTGGAGGTAAACTGTGGCAGAGCGTAATGGCACCAGCGCGGCGTTTCCGGTGACCGCGCCTATGCAGCCCATAGGGACCCCTGGCTTACTGCAATGGGGTGGCTACGTCCGCGAGGAATTCTTACCGGAACTCACCGGCCCGGCAGGCATGCGCACGTTCAAGCGTATGCGCGACAATTCCCCCATTGTTGGGGCAATTCTCTTTGCGGTCGAAATGCTCATGCGCCCGGTCGGCTGGACCTGTACGCCAGCGGATGACAGCCAACAGGCCATCGACCTCGCCAGCTTTGCCCAACACGCACTCTTCGATGATTGCCTGACCACCTGGCATACGCGCCTCAGTGACATCCTCTCGATGCTGCCCTTTGGCTGGGCACTGGTGGAATGGACGCTGAAGCGCCGCAGTGGAGCCCACCGCGACCCCTGGCAGTCGTCACGTGCCACAGACGGTCGCTTAGGCTTTGCCGATATGGGCTTGCGCTCGCAGGATAGTCTCTTGCAATGGCAATTTAACGAGCGCGATGAAGTGACCGCGATGCTGCAACAACCCCCCGCGGGCGGCCCCGTGGTGACGATCCCCCGCGCCAAAACGCTGCTGTTTCGTCCCATGGCCTACAAGAGTAACCCCGAGGGACGCAGCATCCTGCGTACAGCCTACCGCGCCTGGTACAACCTCACACATATCGAAAACATCGAGGGGATTGGGATTGAGCGTGACCTGGCCGGCCTGCCCGTGGTCAAGGTGCCACCAGCCCTGCTGGCGCCGGATGCTTCCCCCGAAGCCAAAGCCCTGCTGGAGACGTACAAAAAACTCGCCACCAATATCCGTCGGGATGAGCAAGAGGGGATTGTTTTCCCGCTGGTCTATGACGCGGAGGGCAACGAGCTGTATAAGTTAGAACTGCTCAGCACTGGGGGGAGACGGCAGTTTGATACGGACACCATCATTAAGCGCTACGAACTCCGCATTGCCCAGAGCGTGCTTGCCGATATGATTCTGGTGGGCCACGAGCAGGTGGGCTCCTATGCCCTGGCAAGCAGTAAAACCAACCTGTTTGCGACGGCCCTCGGGGGCTATCTCGACGCCATCGGGGAGGTGTTAGCGCGCGAGGCGCTGCCGGTGCTCTGGGAGGTGAACGGGCTGCCGTTGGACCTGATGCCCACCGTGAGCCATGGCGACGTGGAGCATGTGGACGTGAAGGAACTGTCGGAAGCGGTCAAGAATCTGGCACAGGCGGGCTTTGCCGTGGAGGACCTGGAGCGGCCGGTGCGGCTCAAGATGGGGCTCCCGGCGCCGGAAGAAGAGGACCTGGACTAGTGCCCTGGCTCGCCCTCGCCCCCCGCCTGCCCAGACGTGCCCCACCCCAGCGGCCACACCTGCGGCTGGTGAAAGCTGCGAACCCCTATAGCGGGCTCAATGAGGGCCAGCTCAAGATTGTCCAGGAGGGCTTAGAGCAAGGACTCAAGGACCCGCACTCCACACCAGCGAACCTGGCCATTATCCAGGAGAAGTTGCAGCAGGTCTATGCCGCGCAGGCCGCGCTCGGCGTGCCTGCTCAGGCTGGCCAGAGCACCCAGTCCCCCGCCTCCTGGGCCAGTGCCGGTCCCCCGCAAGGCGCTCCCGCCACCGCCCTCTCCGGCGTGGCGCAGTGGCAACAACTGATCGACATTGCCGAAGCCGCGGCGCCGCAACTCCAGCAAGCGCTTATGCAGGCCTTCACCTGGGAAAAGCTCCCGGCCAGCGTGCACCAGCACCTCCTCACCGGCAACCACACCGCCGCCATGAGTGACCTGGTGGATTTTGGTATGCAGCAGATGGCCTATGACTACGTGCCAGCGTTTGCTGAACTCACCGGCAAGCTTTTTGAGCAGGTTGCCGAGGCGCAGTGGCCAGCGGTACGCCAGGTCCTGTTGGCCACCAAAGTGCCGGCGGAACTCCCTACCAAGTTACCCGAAGACTTGTTGTCACCCAGAGCACAGGCGTATGTGCGCACGGAGGGGCTGACCCGGGCCAAGAACCTGTGGGCACCGACCGTCGAGGCCGGCCGTGCGATCCTGCGCCAGGGCTTAGCAGAGGGCTGGACCACCCCGAAGATTGCGAAGGAATTGCGCAACATTCTCGGACTCCTCCCGGCGCAAGGCAAGCAGCTTCTGGCCTATAACCAGAGTCTCATGGAAAGTGACACGCCGCCAGCGAAGGTGGATGTGCTGACCGAAAAGTTGGCGAACCGCCTCTTGCGCCGGCGCACCATGACCATTGCCAGGACAGAAACCAACGCGGCATTGAACGTCGCCGCGGACACGTTCTTTCAGGCGGCCAAGCACCAGGCCAATCTGCCAGAGACGGCGCTCAGGCGCTTCTGGCTGATTACCTACGATAGCCGGACCTGTCCCATCTGCCAGGCCATCCCTGGGATGAACCCGGACGGCCATCTGTTTGACGAGCCGTTTCAGACCCCAACTGGTCCGAAGATGCGTCCGCCAAGCCATCCCAATTGCCGGTGTGTGGTGATCGTGCGGCCGACCATCATTGCCGCGCCACAGCTCACCACGCCGCCCGGGGTGCCAACTCCGGTGACCTTCCCGCAGCCCGAGCCGTTTCCTCCACCGCCCCCGCCGGCGCCCGTGCTGCAACCACCCGTACCCAAACCCCCGAAGCAACCGAAAGCGCCGAAGCAACCGAAAGTCCCACCTGCACAGGTGGAACCTCCTCCGCCCCTGGTCAGTGAAAGTTGGGATATCCACAGCCCGTCGCCACCGTGGTCCACCAATCCGCCGCAGAACTTTTGGATGCAGACGAAAGACGTCGACGTGGGACCGCTGCCAGCCCTCCCCACCGGCAAGCTCTCAACCGGCGTGGTGATGATCGAACACGGCAAGGTGTGGGTCTACGAGCCCAAGAATCATTTCGGCGGCTACAGCCTGGCCTTTCCCAAGGGGACCCTCGAGCAGGGCCTGTCGCCGCAGCAAAACGCCCTCAAAGAAGTCTTTGAAGAGACCGGCTTGCAGGCCAAAGTGACGGGCTTTGTGGGCGACTTCACGACCACCACCGGCACGACGCGCCTCTATCTGGGGGAGCGCATAGGCGGCAACCCCACGGGCTTTGGCGGGGAAACGTGGAGTGTGAAACTCCTCTCCCCTGCGGACCTCGAACACGGCTTGCTGGCGCAGGGCCAGCCCTACCCGCTGAAGGTCTTGAAGGCCCTGCAAGACCAGGGCCTGTTACCCAAAACGCCTGGCGTGGCGCCAGCAGTGAGCACCGGGGCATTCCCGACGCCAGCGCCCGTCACCGCGCCAGCCCCGCCACCGCCTCCAGAGTTACCGAAGCTGCCCAAAGTCCCCCACACGATTGACGCTGATGTGGTCACTGGGGAACTCGTACAGGCGTTAGGGGGATCGACTGGCGCACAGCTCTACCGGGGCACAGACGGCGTGCTGCGCGTGTTGAAACATCCCGAGACGCAGCAGGCGTACCAGGAATTTGCGGCGAATCGGTTGTATCGCTCACTCGGCATTGACGCGCCTGAGCAACAACTGGTCATGAAAGAGGGCAAGATTGTAGGCGTGGCGGCGCCGTTTCTGGAAGGCGGGCAGACCCTCGACAAGGCCGGCCTGACGCAGGCCCGCGCGCAGGAAGTGCTCAAGGGCTTTGTGGCCGATGTGTGGCTGGCGAACCGCGATGCCGTGGGGCTGACCATGGATAATATCCTGGTGCGCGGCAACCAGCTCACCCGCATCGATAACGGCGGCTCCCTCATGTACCGGGCGCAGGGGGCGAAGAAACCGGCAAATCAGCTCACGCAGCTCCTGGAATGGGAGGGCTTTCAGAAGCCCCACCTGAACCGGGCCTATGCCGAGGTGTTTCAGGCCTCGGGCTATGGTGCCCCGGACGCGATCCCAGACCTGCTGGGGCAGGTGCAAAAACTGCAACACCTCCGCGCCCAGAGTAACAACTTTCTGGACCTGCTGCCAGCCGCCAAAGGCGTCACCCTGAAGCAACGCAAGGAGATTGCGGCTCTCCTCCAGAAACGCGCAACGCTGCTGGAAGAGCAGGTGGGGCTGACGGAGCACGACAGTAGTGTGGCCGTGGCCACGGCGAGGCTCAAGCAGTATCTGGGGTATAATTATGATAGCTATGCGCGATCAGTCATGCAGCGGAAGGTGCCGACCGACATGCACGAATATGAAGCGGTGTCTCTCTATGCCTATACGGGCCAGCATTACCACGACATGAACAAAGTGTTCTGGAACTCCCGTGACCCGGACAAGCGTGCTCAGGAGCGTGTCCAGCATGCCCCACTGATTGACGCGGCCCTCTCGGCCTTGCCCAAACTGGAGCGTTCCCAGGAGTCGGAGCGGTATTACCGGGGCGTGCGGGAGATCAAAGCCGCGCACCTGGCCACGCACGTCAAGGGGGGCGAGATTATGCTGGAAGGTTTTGCGTCTACCAGCCGCAACCGTGATGTGGCGCTGCATACGTTTGGCTTCGGCCAGTATCTCTATGTCATCAAGAGCCATGGCGGCTCGTATGACGTGCGACCTCTGTCGGCCATGGGTGCCAAGAGCCGCGAGCAGGAATTTCTCTACCCGCCCGATACCAAGTTTCGCATCCTGGATATTGTGCGTGAACCGGATGTCGCGCATCCGGTCTATTACATTGAGGAGATCCCGCAGGTGGACAAACATGCTCCTGACCGCCGTGAGGTGGTCGACAAAGCCGACGACGTCGATACCTTTGTGCCGGATCTCTGGCCCCCTGGCCATGAGACGTGGACGCACGACGAGTATGTGGCGGACGCCAGGGCCATGCAGGCGGAGGCTGCGGCCTATACCCCCAGCACCGAGGAGCGTGAGGAAATGGAACATTTCATGCGCAAGGCGGAGAGTGCCAGCGGCTACAACCAGGCGGACCCCAACGCCGACTGATTTTTCTGCTTGCGTTTGGGTTGTTCCCTAGAGTACCTTTCTGCTCAGGCGTAGTACGGACCCTGTCCGGCTACGCTTTTTTTGTGCCTGCCAGCGTCCGTACCAGCGCCTCCCCACTCTTTTTCCTGGGAGGCTCCTATGCCCTACACCATTACCGGAGACGATTCCACCGGCCTGCCCTGCCACGCCGTCATGAGCGACGCTGGCGCGGTCACAGGTGATGACCTGTTAGAGCTGTGGCTGGTCGATAATCCCCTGGCACCGTTCGAAGGCGACAGTCCTACCGATACCGAACTGGAAGCGTGCCGCCAGCATCTCAGTCGTCTGCTCACCAACGTGCACCTGACGCCGGAACCCCCTGAACCAGAACCCGAACCAGAACCCGAGCCAGAACCAGAGCCCGAATACCCACCTGCTGAGCCTGCTGGGGTGTAGCGATGCCGTATGCCAGCAATGCGGAGTTGCCTGAGGCTGTGCGCACAGCCCTCCCTGCAGCGGGTCAAAGTACGTGGCGGACGATCTTTAACGCCGCCGACAAGCAATATCCCGATGACGAGGACAAGGCTTTTGCAACGGCCTGGGCCGGGTTGCGCCGAGCCGGATGGAGCAAGGATAGCGACGGAAAGTGGCACAAGGTCGAGAAACTGCTGAAGTTTGATAGCGAGCGGCAGTACGTCTTTGGCTGGGCGTCGGTCGCGGTGACGAAGTCTGGCGAGGTGGTCGAAGACCTGCAGGGTGACATCATTGACGTGGACGATTTAGAAGAAGCCGCCTACCAGTTCGCCCTCGCCTACCGGGAGAGTGGCGTCATGCACGAAGGCGATGCCGTGGGGCAGCTCATTGAGTCCTTTGTCGTGACCCCGGAAAAGCTGGAAGCCATGGGGTTGCCGGGCGACAGTCTCCCGCAGGGCCTGTGGGTGGGCTTTCATGTGCCGGACGGGGACGTGTTCAAGCGTATCCGCGAGGGGGATTTTGGCATGTTCTCTATCCAGGGCTCGGCTATCCGTGAGGAGGTGTAGGGGTGGCCACACGCCTCAGAAAGCTCAAGATCAATAGAGTGGATCTGGTGGATCGCGGTGCGAATCAATATGCAAAGATTGCCCTCTACAAACGTGACGAGCCTGTGACCAAAGAGGACATGGGCCACGACTATACGCCGCGTACCGTGGGCCAGATTCTCCAGGAACGCGAAGCGCGGGATGCCTGGTATGAGCTGGTGGCCGCCCTCGAGTGTTCTGTCCGGGAAATTACCGGCACGGCGTCTGAAGCGGAGATGGCAGACCTGCTGGCGCAGACGGTCGAGGAATTTAGCGCGGCCGCCAAAAAGCTTATCCCACAGCTCACCGTGGCGAAGGCGGCCAGAGACGCGGTGGCGGAGTTAGAGAAAGCCGGGCGGGTGATTGCCAGCAATCGCCTCACCCGGATTAAAGACGCCATCGCGGCATTACAGCAAATTGTGCGGGAAGCGGAGCCCGCCGAGAAGGAGCCAGACATGGCCGACGTGGACAAGCGGGCGGAAGCGGCTGAGACCCGCATCAAGGAACTGGAAGAGAAACTGGCCAAGCAGGACGACATCGCCAAGCGCCTGGAAGTGGCCGAAGCCCGGGCGGAAGCCGCTGAGACCCTGGCCAAGCGCGAGCAGGAGGCCCGGGAAGAGCGCGAGTATATCAGTAAGGCGGCGCGGTATGAGGCCTTGCCGATCAAGCCCGAGGAAGACTGGCGCGTCCTCAAAGCCATTGACCAGATGGAGCCGTCCGTGCGTGATCGAGCGTTAGAACTGCTGGCGGCTGCTGAGGGGCAGTTAGCGCGTGCGGGTGCGCTCTCGCCGGTGGGCAAAAGTGGGGAGAGTCGGACCGGTGGCATTACCGCGTGGGCCGAGATTGACACGCTGGCGAAGGCGGCCGTGAGTAAGGGGGATGCGGCGACGTATACGGCGGCCTGGGAGCAGGTCTTGCACGAACGTCCCGATCTCTACGAGCGGCACCGCAAAGAAAGTCGTGACCGTAGCTAGGAGGACCGATGGCAACGAAAATGCCGGTGTTTGAAGAGAGTTTTACGGCTGGTGCCGACCTCTCCACGCATCAGTGGAAAGGCGTCATGCTGACCGGTGCTGGGACGGTGGGCCTGCAAGGCGCCGCGGGGGTATGCCTGGGGGTGCTGCAAAATAAGCCCAAGCAGGGAGAAGCAGCCTGTGTCATGCACATTGGACGCTCGCCGGTCTATGCGGATGGTTCCGGCACGGCCATTGCGGTGGGGGATCTGGTCCGACCAAACGCCAGCGGGGTGTTTATTAAGGCGACGGCTGGTGAGACCAACATTGTTGGGGTGGCGCAAGAAGCCTGCACGATTGCCGGCGGTATCATCTCCATTACGCTGGATTATTTCTAGGAGACATATGCATGGCTGAGGTGACAAGCCGCGACGTGCACGTCGACATGCTGCTGACGAACATGTCGATTGGCTATAAAAACGACCTCTACATTGCCGACTCCATCGCGCCGATTGTGCCGGTACGCCGCCAGTCGGACATTATCCCACGCTATGATCAGTCGCACTGGTTCAGGAACCAGGCGCAGATCCGGGCGCCTGGGACGCTGTCGGAGCGTGGCGGCTTTACGGTCGATAATACGATGACCTACTACTGCCCGCGCTACTCGTTTGGCTTCGAGATCCCTGATGAAGTGCGGGACAACACCGACGCGCCCTATGACCTGGACCGGGATGGCACCGCCTTTGTGACGGATCGGCTCATGATGAAACGCGAGGTGAACTGGGCGACCCGCTACTTTACCACCGGCGTGTGGGGGGCCGATGTGACCCCGAGCGTGCTGTGGTCGACCTATGGCACCTCGACGCCGCTGGTGGATATTACGACGTATCAGGACGCCGTGGAAGGGCGCATTGCCCGGATGCCGAATCGCTTTGTACTGGGGAAGCAGGTCATGTCGGTGCTGAAATGGCATCCGAACATTATGGACACGATTAAGTATGTGCAGCGGGCCGTGGTGACGACGGATCTGATGGCGAGTCTGCTCGATATTGAGACGGTGTTAGTGGGACGGGCGATTTATACGACGTCTGCAGAAGGGACCCCGGAAGCGAACGTGGTGTATCAGCGGGTCTGGGGCAATGACGCCCTGCTCCTCTACACCCCCTCGGCTCCGAGCCTGATGACCCCGGCGGCGACCTATACGTTTACCTGGCAACGGGTGCCCAACAGTATCCAGTACTTCACGCGCAAACGCAATGACGAGCGCGAGGTGGATATTTTGGAGGGCAATACCTACTTTGCGCAGCATGTGACGTCGTCCCGTGCCGGGCAGTTTATTAATAATCCGGTGGCGTAGTCATGCCGACCCGGGAACGCCGGTTGCAGGAGGAGGCGAAGCGCAAAGCCTCTCTCCCGCCACCGCTACCGCCAGGAGCTCCCATGGCCAGCAAGCCGGATCTCTACTATGCCCGCCGGCCGTTTCAGTACCTTGATGATCTGTTTGTGGATCAGGGGCAGGTGGTCGAACTGGCGGGGGTGGTGAACGACGAAGTCTTAACGCGCCTGGGGTATTTTGACCGCGTGCAGGTGCACCTGCGCGCGCTGACGCAGTGTGGCGAGTGTGGCGCGTCGTTTATCAGTGACCAGATGCGCGACCGGCACGGGCGGCTGCGGCATGGGACCCGCGAGCGCAGTCTGGAGATGCGGGCCGCAGGGGCGGGCGGCATGTATGCCGATACGGCCGGGGAGGCTGAGGAGCGCCGCCTGGAGCAGGAAGCGCCGCTGTACCTCGACAAAAGCCAGGGGAATCACCGGTGACCTGGACCTATGATGTCACGCTCAGCACACCGACCGACCAGGTGCATTGGCTCGTGGGGGATGTGGACGAGGCGGAACCGCTGGCGCAGAACGAAGAAATCGCCTGGGTGCTGACGCAGCAGCCCAACGTGTACCGGGCAGCGGCGCAGGTGGCCAGACAGATTGCCCGCCAGTTTGCCCGGCAGTGTGATCTCGACATTGCCCGCGAAGTCCGCATCAGTCTGTCGGACCGCTCCAAGAGCTATTTCACGCTGGCCAAGGACTTAGAAGACCAGGCCAACGAGGGTGCGATGGGAGGCGGGGTGGGCGCCTTTGCCGGGGGGATCGACGTGGCCCAGAAGCGGCAGGCTGAGCAGGATGCCAGTCGGGTGCCTCCTGCCTTTACGAGACGCCTCAGCGATACCCGTGTGGCACCGACCTGGACGCTAGAAGGCGAGGAACCTCCTTGAGCCTTGCGCAGACGCTTCAGTACATGAGCAAGGTGGCGTTTCAGCGGCTCGATGGCACGCTGCATCCAGGACTGCTGCATCACCGCGGGCTTCCCACCTATGACCCGGCGACGGGCACGGTGACCTCGCCAGCGGCTGAAGTCTACCCGGTGGAGGTGCTCGTGAGTCAGTACCGTGCGGACGAGATTGACGGGGTGCGTGTGCTGAGTACGGATAGGCGCCTTTGTATCCGCCAGGAGACGCTTCCAGTGACGCCAGGGTTGCGGGATAGGGTGGAACTCGATAGCGCGACCTGGTGGCTGCTGGTGCGTCAGGAGCAGGATGCGGCTGGGCTGGTGTGGATCTGGCAGGGACGTGCCGAGGGAGAGCAACTCCCGTGAGTTACCACGTGATGACCGTACCCTGTGACGACGATGGCTGGGAGGTGGCGCTGACGGCGGTGTGCGAGGCGCAGGAGCAGGAAGGGTTTGCGCTGGTGACCATGGCGACCCGGTCTGCGGCGGTCGAGGGGCCAGGGGGCATGGCGGCGCCACGGTACGAGACACAGTTGGTGCTGGTGTTTCAGCATCGTCGGAGGCCGGCATGAGCGTGCAGAGCGACATCCAGCAGGTCCTCCTGCATCTGACGCAGAAAAGCGTCCAGGTGCTGGTGCTGCTGCTGGCGGAGACGGACGCGCGGTTGAAGATGAAAAGCCCGGTGGATACCGGGAGGTTCCGGGCAAGCTGGACGATTGGAGTAGGGCAACCGGACACGACCGTGGCGCCGGATGTTGTGAAAGGCCAGGTGGCGGTGGCAGAGCCACGCATCCCGGCGATTACTGTAGGACAAACGTACTATCACAGCAACAGCCTGCCGTATGCGAGACGACTCGAGTATGGATGGTCAAAGCAGGCCCCAGCTGGTATGGTTCGTCTCACGGCTGCGGAAATTCCAGGCATTATTGATGCCCTCGTGGCGCAGGTGTCCTAGTGCCGACCACCACGCAGCAGGCCACCGCGGCACTGGAGATGCGCTTAGCGGCGGCCTTCCCGACCACGCCGATTGCCTGGCCCAACGTCGAGTTTGTGGCGCCAGCGGGGCTGCTGTGGCTCAGACCATGGGTGTTGTGGGCAGCCGGGGCCTTGCACACCATGTACCCGGAGCGCTTGAACCTGGTGCCCGGGCTCTATCAGGTGAGCATCTATAGCCCGCAGAGTCAGGGAGCTGGCGTGGCGCTGACGCTGGCGGATCAAGTGCGGACACTCTTTACGCGGGCGGTGTTTGGCGGCGTGCGCTGCGATGCGGCGAGCGGGCCGGTAACGCTGCCAGAGGAGCCGCCGTGGTACGGCGTGGCCGTCACCATCCCATTCTATGTAGTCGAGGAGACGTAGCATATGCCCACATTCCGTGGCCAGGACGGTTCGGTGAGTATTGGCGGGACACCTGACGTGCTCATTGGGCAGGTGTTTGGGTGGACCATTGTCGAGGACTTTGGCAGTCTCGAGACCAGTGTGATGGGCAATGTCTGGCGCAGTTACCGCCCGGGCATGCCGGGCTGGAATGGCACCATGCGGGCCAGGTTCGACAATGCCGACGTGGGACAGAGTAGCCTGTGGGAGTGCCTGGTGGGACCCACGCCGTCGGGCGTGATCACGGGCGTGGAATTCCATTGGGAAAATCAGGGGGAGACGTTGGGCGATAAGTATCTGAGCGGGGATGTGATCGTGACCGGTGTCACCCTCACCGCCGAACTGACCAACATTATCGAGGCCGCGTTTACGTTTCAGGGCACTGGCGAATTAACGATGACGCCCGCTCCAGGGGTCACGCCCTAAGGAGGCACTATGGAAAACGGTGTCCATGCCCCTGGTGGGCTGCGCGCCATGGAGCGCATCCGCCGCGCCTATCCCACCGCGCCGCAGCGCCTCGTGGTGCCGGAATTTCCCGACGATGCGGGCAACCCGCTGGAAATCTTTTACTGGCCGAAAACGGGACTCGATGAACAGAAGATCGATGCTCGCGAGCCCAAAGACGGCGCGGAACGCCTGGTCTACACGCTGATTCTCAAAGCCATGGATGATCAGGGACGGCCCCTGTTTCAGTGGGGCGAAGCGCGGCAGCTCTTGCAGGTGATGCCGTATGAAGTGCTGGCGCGGCTGGTGCTCATCATTATGGGGGCTCGCCCCAATGACACGCCGACGCTGGACGAGGTGAAGCGTGAGATCCAGGCGGACCCTACCTCCAATTTCGCTTATACCTCGGAGCCAAGCTCCATAAGTCCTTAGCGGAGATTGATGCGTTGCCCGAGATGGAACTGGCGCTCTGGTCGGCGTGGTTTAGCCTGGAAGCCGAGGCCCAGGAGCAAGCGCAGACCGAGGCGCAGCTCCGGGCGCAACTGCGGCGGTAGGGCCCTAGCGCGGCAAACGCAGAAAGATTTGCCACAGGAGAGCGAACACGGCGGAGAATCCAGCGAGCATGACGGTAAAACCGATGCCCATGATCCAGGTCATTTTGCTCTCCAGGCCATTTAGGCGTTCAGCCATGATGGTGAGCAGGCCACCCATCGTCGCCATTTCTATCGCAGCCTGGCGGGCTTCCAGTTCAGGAGCACCAGCAGCCTTGAGGGCGTCATAGGTCTCGATATTCATTAAGCTCATGAGCCTGCCTCTTGTGTAAAGACACGGGTGCAGAAGCCCTCGACAAAGGTGCGTGCAGCCTGTGGTGTGAGCGTTGGTTTGCTATAGACGTACAGCACAATTTCTGTGTGCAGAGCCAGCATGCCTGGCATTTTGATGGCATGTTGCGACTCAAGGGTATTGAGCTGGGAAATCAGCGCCGAGGAATGGACCCCATGTGCACGCGCATCAACGGCCTGGACTGCGACGTTGCCAGCGAGGGTGCAGGATTCTTTGATGAGCGCTTGGAGTGTGGGCTCCTTGGCTGGGGCAACAGCCGGCGTGGAGCACACGAGAGAGACGGCACAACACAGCAGCGTGAGAAAGCGGACCATCGGACACCTCCTTAACAGGTGTAGTGTGGTAAAGCTGGCGTGGTTAAGGCACGCCAGGGCGGTTGCAAGCCGCTGACCCTACCACACCAGAGTGATTGTATCTCATATCGGCATACGTGCCTACAAACTTGAGAGGTAGGTTATGGCTGAAGACCTGGTGACTATAGGGATTGCCTACAACACCTCCCAGCTTCTCACCGGTGCGCGCCAGGTACAGGAGGCCTTACGCCAGGTCGAGCAGGCAGAAAAGAGCGCCCAGACAGCCACGAAGGCCCTGGAGCAGAGCAGCACCCAGGCGGCCCAGGCGATGGGGCAGGAGCGCGCGGCCGCCAGCGGCGCGGCGAGTAGTACACAGCAACTCTCCCAGGCGTCCGTCCAGGCGGCGAGTGCACTGACGCAGACGGCCAGCGCGGCGAGTCGGGCGGCCCAGGCGACGGCAACGGTGGGGCAACAGGCCAGCACCGCGAGCGGTTTGCTGACGACGCTGGCCCAGCAAGCACTTGCCTTTGGGGCCGGACAACTGGCCATTACCGGCGTGGCATCGGCCTTTGCGAAGGTGAAAGACGCCCTCAGTGGCGCCGCCCAGAGCGCGATGCAGCTCGAGTCCATGACCGCCACCTTCAAGGCCATCGGCGGCTCCAGCCAGGTCGCGGCCCGTGACATGGATTTCTTACGCCAGACGGCGAATCGCCTCGGGGTGGACTTTACGTCCCTCGCCAAAGGCTTTACGACCCTCGCGGCCTCCGCCCAAAATACCTCGCTCTCCGGCGCCGCGGTGCGCGACATCTTTACGGCCATCGCGGAAAAAGGCCGCGTGCTGGGCAAGTCGGCGGAAGACATCAACGGGGCCATGCTGGCAGTCGGGCAGTCCATTTCGAAAGGCACGATCCAGGCCGAGGAATTGCGGGGCCAGCTCTCAGAGCGTTTGCCAGGCGCGTTTAACGACATGGCACGGGCCATGGGCGTAAGTACCGCCGAACTCAATAAACTCCTCGAAGCCGGCCAGGTTGGGATTGAGAACTGGAAAGCGTGGGCGGCCGTGGTGCGCTCGGATCTGGGAGGTGCCACGCAGGAAGCCGCACGCACCGCGAGTGCCGAACTCGCACGTCTGGGCAATGCCACCGGGGAACTTTCCGTCACCATTGGCAAAGCGTTACTGCCAGCCCTGAGCGCCACGGTGACCTGGCTCACCAATGTCGTGACCGCGGCGAATGACGCCATCAAGTCCCTGTCGGCCTTTGACGAGGCGCGGCGCAAATCCCTGAAAGAAGCCGAAACCCTGGCCGGTGGCCCTGGGGCGCAGGTGGGGAGACAACAGGAACTCGTTGCAGTGCAGGATGAGATCCGCCGGGCACGAGACGAGCGCAAGGCCCTTGAGCAATATGGCGGCGGATTGCTGGGCAACACCGCGGCCAGGATTGAGGCGGCCCGGCAGCGGGAACTCGACGCCATCGCCAAAGAAATTGAGCTCAAGCGGCAACTGGAAAGCGTCAATAAGCGGGTGAAGGAAAGCGATCCTCTCGGAGAGGGTGCGGGGATTGAGCCCGGCGCGGTGGATGAAAAGCGCATCAAGTTTCAGGCCGACCTGACGGCGCAGGTGAAGAAAAACCGCGAAGAGTTGGAGCAACTCCACACCGTTTCGCAGCAGCTCTATGGCCGCAAGGCCAGTGAAGAAGAGATCCTGAAGCTCCGGGAAAAGCAAACGACCGAGACGGTGAAGCTGATCCAGAGCAATCAGCAGCTCTGGAATCTCTATAAAGATACTGGACCAGCGAAGGCCCTGCGTGAGCACGCCAGCGGCACCGAGGCGCTTGAGAAAGCGATGAAGGACGCTGCAGCCGCTGACAGACAGGGCAAGAAAGATACCACCGCCGAGGCCCGTGAGGCGGAAAAGGCCCGCAAAGACGCACTGGATGCCACGCTGGCCAAAGGCAAGGCCATCTACGAGCAGAATGACGATGTCGTGCAGCTCCTGAGCGAGATGCAGCGGCGTCAGGCATCCCTGGCTATGACCGAGGAAGAGCGTTTCCGGGAGCGTGCGGAGGCGCTTGCCAAGGAGCACCCGGCCCTCGCCCAACTCATCGAGGATGAACTCAAGCGCTATGAGGCTGCGAAAGCGTATAACGACGAACTCAAGGATCGCCCGCGCCGCCTGGCAGACGAGGCAGCGGCGAGTGCGGAGCGCCTGACCAACGTCCAGCGCGCCATGCAGCAGTTTGCCCCACGCCGGCGCGGCGAGTCGACGGAGGAGCGCCTGGGGCGCAGCGTGCAAGACCTGTCGAACACGCAGGGCGCGACCTTTGCGCAGATGACCCAGGCCCGCGAGCAGATGGACGCCTTGCTCAAAGCCGAGGAGTGGGACAGGTGGCGCGATGCCGGGATGGAGGCGATGGAAGATATCACCACGGAATTTGCGCAGATGGCCTTCCACGGCAAGCTCTCCTTCACCAACCTGGCCAACCATGCCGTGGAGCAACTCTTTCGCATTGCCACCGAGAGCAGCCTCAAGGCGCTGGGGAAGGTGGATTGGGGCGGGCTGCTGCAAACCGGCCTCAGCCTGGTGGGGCTGGCGGGCAGCATGCCCACCTGGGGGACCCTGCCGACCACCGAGGCAGCGTACACCGCCCAGGCAGCCGCCGGGCGCTTCAGTGGCCGCCAGTCTGGAGGACCCGTGACCGCGGGCCAGCCGTATTGGGTGGGCGAGCGCGGCCCGGAACTGGTCATTCCGCGCCAGAGCGGCGTCGTCCTGCCACATAACCAGAGCATGGGGCTGTCCAGCCCCACCTTCGTCTTCAACCTCCACGGGGTCACCGACGCGCAGGGGATCATCGCCTCCCGCGGGGCCATCCAACGCACCGTCGCGCAGGCCGTGCAGGCCTCGTACCGCGCCATGTAGGAGTCAGGATGTTTCGCAACGTCACGTTCCCAAAGGAGATGGCCTACGGCGCCACCGGTGGCGTGGAGTTCAGTACCGATATCTTCCTGAGTCCTGGCGGCTACGAATCGCGTCTCGCCCACTGGCCCGTGCGCCGGGGCCGCTGGACGGTCTCGTTCATCCACCGCACGCAGGCGCAGATTCAGCCCCTGCTGCACTTCTTTCGCGCCGTGGCGGTGGGCCGTGGCTATAGCTTCCGGTTCTGGGACTTTACGGATTACCAGTTCAACAACACCTTTGCCCTGGGGGACGGCGTGACCAGCACGTTCCAGCTCCAGAAACGCTATGCCTACGGCAGCCTGGAACTCTACGTGCCCCTCACGAAGCCGGTGGCCAGCAGCCTGATTGTGGCGGTGAACGGCGTGCAAACGACGGCGTACACGGTGGACGACACGACCGGCCTCCTGACGTTTACGACGGCACCGGCGAGTGGGGCGGTGCTGGCGGCGGCGGGGGAGTTTGACCGGGTGGTGCGCTTTGGGGAGGATAGCCTGCCCATGACTTGCGTGGCGCCCGGGGTGTTCAGCGCGGCGGGGATTGCGCTGGTGGAAGTGGTGGACGAAGAGCTGGATGCGGGAGGCTGAGGCGTGGCCCTCATGTTTGTCGATTCGTGTGACCATTACAGTACGGCCAACATCACCGAGAAGTGGCCGCTCTCGCAGAGCGTTGCGGGGAATCTGACGATACAGGCGGGGCAGGGACGTCGGGGGACCAATGCGGCCCGCAGTAGTGCCAATGCGTCCTTTCTCGGCAAGCTCTTTCCTGCCGCCGCAACCTGGATTGTGGGCATGGCGGCCCGCTGGCAGAGCGCCCATCCCAACACCAACCCCCTCATGGATTGGTCCGATGGCACGACGATTCAGGCGGAGGTGCATATCACCGGGGTCGGCCAGGTGCAGCTGCGCCGCGGGGATGGGACAGTGCTGGCGACGTCGAGCGTGGGCCTGGGATTTAATACCTACTACTATATTGAATGGTTCCTGACGGTGAGTAATACGGGTGGTGTGAGCACCATTCGGGTCGATGGCATCCCGGTGGTCAGTGTCAGCAGTGCCGATACCCAGATGAGCGCCAATGCCACCGCCAACCGCTTGCGCCTGGGCAATCTCGGCAGCATTGTCCAGCTGGGCAACCTGGACATGGACGATGTCTACGTCTGCAACGGGGATGGCCCACGCAATACGTCGTTTCTTGGCGATTGCCGCGTCGATTATCTGCCTCCCAACGGCGACGGGACGCACCGCGCCTGGACCCCCTCGGCCGGGATGGACCATTACGCGCTGGTGGATGAGCTGGCGCCCAACGCCGATACGGATTACCTGGGAAGCAGTACAACCGGGGCGCAGGAAACCCATACGTTCCCGGCCCTGCCGAGCATGCCCAACCCGGTGGTCAAAGGCGTGCAGCATGTCGCCAATGCCCGCAAGGACGACGCAGGGACACGCATCATTGCCAATATGCTGCTCTCGGGGGGCACGCCCGCAGTCGGCCCAACGCTGCATGCCCTGGCCCTGTCCTACGTGTGCTATGCGCAGCTCTATGAAACCGATCCGGCCACCGGGGCGCCCTGGACCACCACGGCGGTCAATGCCCTGGAAGCTGGGGTACACAACCAGTAGAGGCGCACCGTGGCGAGTCGGCTCACGCAGCACGGTCTCGAAGTGCTCACCAGTACGACGCCGCCTGCCCGGGTGACGCAGGTGGCGCTGGAAGTGCTGACCTACTCGGCACCGGGGGCCAGATGGACGCAAGCGGCCCTGGAAGTGGCCAGTACGACCACGGCGCCAGTCCGCCTCACCGCGCATGGCCTGGAGGTGCTCCGCGTCAGCGTCGAGCCGACCGTCCTGCCACGCTTCCCAGCCCAGCTTGCTTACGGCGCCACGGGAGGCCCAGGCTTCAGCACAGACGTCGTGCTCCTGGCTGCGGGCCAGGAACAGCGCAACGTGAATTGGGCCGAGGCCCTGTGCCGCTGGGATGTGGGGTCCGTCAACCGGACGTTTGAGCAGATCATGCTGCTCGTGGAGTTTTTTCACGCCGCCACACGGGGCCAGGAGGGATTGTTCTTGTTCCGTGACTTTACGGACGACACGTTTGACAACGCCCTTGGCACCGGAGACGGCACGCAGACCACCTGGCACCTGGTGAAACGCTACGTCGTGGGGCCGTACACGCGGGAGCGGCGCCTGACGCATCCGGTCGAGGACACCGTCAGCGTGCGCCTGGACGGGGCGCTGGTGAGCGGCTGGAGTCTGGACGAGGGCGGGCTGCTGACGTTCACGACGGCGCCCGGGGCTGGCGTGGTGGTGAGCGCCAGCGGGGCGTTTGAAGTCGTCTGTCGGTTTGTGCAGGACCATTTGCCGGTGACGCGGGTGGCGCCCAATGTGTACTCGTGCGATGCGATAGAGATTCTGGAGGTACGCCAGTGAAACCGTGGAGTCCTGTCCTGGTCAGCCACTACGGACGCAGTACGACCACCCTGGCCATTTTTTGGCATGTCGTCCGCCAGGACTCCCAGGTGTACGGCTGGGTCGAGCACGACCGCGACCTGGCGATTGCCGGAGTCACCTACCGCGCTGCCGCTGGGCTGCGGGCGTCCGCCGCCCAGACCACGGTGGACATGCAGCCCGGCACACTCGATGTCAGCGCCTTCCTGGACGTCAGTACGGAAGCAGACCTGGAAGCTGGCGTGTGGGACGAGGCGCAGGTGACTATCTTTGAGGCGCGCTGGGACGTGCTGCCCACCGCGCTTGACGCCACGCAGTGCAATATCCTGCTCTACGGCAAGCTCGGCAAAATTGACCGCCAGACCGGGGTGTTTCAAGGGCAACTGCACGGCCTCCTCGAGCAGCTCGACACGCAGATTGGGCGGGTCTATAGCGCCACCTGTCCGTGGCGTCTGGGCGATAGCCGCTGCCAGGTCGACCTGGGGCCGTGGACCCGCACCGGCACGGTGACCGGCATCGGAGCGGACGGGCGCTATCAGTTCAGCGACAGTGCGCAGGGGGAAGACGACGGCTGGTTCAACGAGGGCGTGGTGACGTTCACCAGCGGCGGGCATACGGGGCGCAGCGTGGACGTGCGCCAGTGGGCAGGTCACACGTTTCATCTGCACCGGCCGCTGCCATTTCCGGTCGAGATTGGCGCGAGCTATAGTGCTATTCGGGGTGATGACAAGCGCCTGGTGACCTGCGCCGGGGTGTTTGAGAATCAGCAGCGTTTTGGTGGCTTCCCCACCCTTCCTGGCGTGGATGCTGTGATGCGCAACCCGCTGACGAGGCCACTCACATGACGTTGCGCGAGCGGATTGTCGCCGAGGCGCTGACATGGCAAGGCACGAAGTTTCATGACCTGGCGCATGTGCGCGGCGTGGGGTGCGACTGTGGCGGACTCATCATTGGCGTGGCCAAAGCCCTCGGCGTGTTACCCGCGGGCTACACGCCCCCGGCGTACTCCCCCACGCGCCACCTCCATCTGCACACGGATCTCATGAGTGCGGTGCTGCGTGAGTGTGGCTGTACTGTGTGTCCCTGGGAGGACCGCCAGCCCGGTGATGTCGTGACGTTCAAGTTTGGGCATGTCGTCTCGCATGCAGCGTTTCTGTTGCCAGGGGATGAGATGATCCATAGTGTGGTCGATCAGGGGGTGTGTCGGCATCCGCTGGTCGGGAGCTGGCTGGTCCTGCATGACCGTGTCTGGCAATTCCCGGGGGTGACCGCATGTCCATGAAAGGCTCCACCCTTGGCACCATCGGCGGGGCGCTGGCAGGGATCGCGCTTGTCGCGTTGACCCCCATCACGTTTGGCGCCAGTACCGCCCTGGGGGCCTTTGTGATGGGGGCATCCCTGGGCGCAACGGTCGGCGGCCTGGTGGGCGGGATCGTCGATTACGCCACCGCGGGCGATCAGGTGAACCGGCAAGAGTCCGTCGCCGGGCTGCAGATCCAGACGAGCGCCTTTGGGCAACCCATGGCGCAGGTCTTCGATACGAACCGCCTCGCCGGGAACATCTTCTTTATCAGTCCCAAGAAACCCCACGAGCACCGCACCACCCAGGGCGGTGGCAAGGGGGGCCCCAAGCGCGTGAGTATCACCAAAACATACAGCGTCGATGTGGGCATTGCGCTCTGCGACACGCTGGTGACCGGCCCCATGACGGGGCTGCGCAACGCCTGGGCCGATGGCACGCTGCTGTGGAATGTGGACACGGCCCCAGGGGGCGCGCTGCCCACCGGTTGGACCTTTTATCCGGGCACGGATGACCAGCCCCAGGACCCGACGCATCTCTTCTGGCATGGCCCGTTTACCACGCCGAGGTATATCTATACGTGCTATGTGATGCTGAAAGATTACGACATGGGCCCCTATCCACGGGTGCCTAATTTCACATTCGAGGTGACGCAAGGCGAGCGCACGCTGCCCCAGGTGGTCACCACCCTGGTCATGGCAGCCGGGGTGCCAGCAGAGACGATCGATGTGGCCGATTTGCACACGCCACGGGTGCGCTACCTGCTCACGGGGGTGCAGGCGGTGCGCACGATGCTGGAGCAACTCATGGTGGCGTATCGCTTTTATCTGCGGGAGAGCGGCACCGGGCTCGCCGCGCGCCGCCTGGGGACGGGCGATGTGGTGGCAGACATCCCGGCGACGGATCTTGATGCCTCCGAGCGCACCGACCAGACGCAGGGGTTACAGATTGCACGCGAGCGCACCCGCCTCCTGCCGACGCAGCTCAACCTGACGTACACGGCGGTGGGGCGGGATTATCAGCCAGGGACACAACTGGCCACCATCGGCACGCTCGACACGGTCGAATCGCCCCGCGCCATCAGCACGGCCGTGGCCATGGACGACGCCGACGCCAAAGCCCTGGCGCAAGAAAGCCTCGACCGGGTGTGGATCGAGCGCACGCAGTATGCCCTGGAGCTGAGCCGCCGCTGGGCCATGCTGGAGCCCGGTGATCGCATCACCGTCACCAGCCGGGAGCAGACCCATAGCCTGCTCCTGACGGAAGCGCACTACGGGCGCCCTGGCCTGCTGCAGCTCAAGGCGCGCGGGGACAGCGTGCCGGTGCTGTTTGTCGAGGGGCCTCCGCCAGCCATCGGGGATTTTCCGGAGACCGTGCTGCTGTTCTTACAGCCTACCACAGTCCTCTTTCTGGACCTGCCAGCCATGGACTCGAACGATCAGGCGCCACGCTTCCACGTCATCTATGCCTACCCAGCGGCCTCGCCGGAGGACGCCTGGCCAGGCGCCACGCTGCACCGCTCGCAGGACGGCGGCGCCAGTTACGACGTGGTGCACGCCGGGACCCTGGAGGCGATTGCCGGGACGGCCATGACCGTGCTGCCGAGTGCGCCGGCGCATTTCACCGATACCACCTCGACGCTGGAGGTGCACCTCGACCATGGCCAGATCTTCAGTCTGACGGATGAGGCGTTCCAGGGGGGCGGGAACCTGGTCTGGCTGGGGCAGGAGTTGATCCAATTTCGTGACGCGGAGTTGACCGCGCCAGGGACGTATACCCTGAGCCATTTCTGGCGCGGCCGACGGGGGACGGAATGGGCGGTGGGGACGCACGTGGCGGGGGAGCCGT